AATTCTACTACATAGTGCGCACGACCTCTATTTAAGAGTTTAATCTCTTCTTGTGTCGCTACGTCTAAGTTTTGGAAAGTAACATTTAAAGTACTTTCGTAAAAAGTAGTTCCGTTTTCTCTACTTGATGTTACAGTAGTTTCTAAAGAACTTAAACCACCCTTTACTTCAAACTTAAAAAACTCAGCAGAAGCATCAGTAGGTAGTGTTACAGTTCCAGCACTATCTGACAACCCAGCAATAGCAGAACTATAATCTAAGATGTAAATATTTTTAATTCCAGCAAAGGCGGTCTTACATCCAACCCCTCTACCTTTTGTTATTGCACAAGCCATATTTTTAGATTTAATAAAAAAGGGTAGGCAGTTTTGCCCACCCTCTTTATGTTAGTTAATTAATTTATTAAGAATAAAGTACGATATCGCTACCAATTCCAATCTGTACCCCAGCAGTATATCTCATTACTACTCGTACATTCTGAGAACCATCAAGGTCAGCCATATCAATTACTTTAACCTCGTTTCTGTCATCTAAAAGACCAGTTCCAAAGAACAAGTTAGACTTCTGAGCCAATACAGCTTCGTTATCTCCAAGACCTTTAGCAACAAAGATGTTGATACCCTCGAAAGATAACTCGCCACCATTGTACCAAGTTGTACCTTTGTTATCGATACCATTTGCACCTACGTTAGAAGCAAAACCACCTAAAGCACGAATATATGCTCTTGCGATGTTTGTTGAAACGTAAAGCGTTAAATCTTCTTTACCTAAGATAGCTGATGGTGCAGCATCTACAATAGCACCTAACTGAGCAATTACGTTTGAACTTGTTACAGTATCTTGAGCCACATCTACAACAGTAGCATCAGCACCTAACAAAGTAGTAAAGCCATCGAAAGAACCCTCTCCAGCAGAACCACTCCAGATAGAAGTTTCAGTTGCATTGGCAACCTCAGCAGCTACTCTTGAGATAACATAGTCAGAAAATAATGGTGGCAACTCGTCAAAAGCACTAAAGCCCATTTGAGCAGCTTCCCAGTCTGCGTGTAATTCTTTCTTACAGATTTGTAGGTTTACTTGCAGTTCAGTTGGTGTAAGTACTTTTTCAGTCAATGTAAGACCAGAAGTAGTACTGTCAAAATCACAATCAGCAGAACGTACCAAGTTTGAAAAAGCACCTACTTTCATAGCAGCTTTGTACTTGATGTTAGGCAAGATTGTTACAGCCCCAGCATCTAAGGTTGAAGCAGATAATAGGGCAGCACCTAAGTACTTCCCAGCAAATTCTCCAGCATAACTGGATGATGTAATAGTTGGATTAGCCATTTAATTTAAATTTAGTTGTTAATTATTTTGTTTAATACTCTGTCAAGTGTGCTTTGTTTTCTGTTGTTAGCAAACTTGAAATTTTGTTTTGTTTGTACCTCTGGGTTAGCCTTAATTGGCTCAGCAGCGGGTTGGTTTAGTTCCTCTTGTACTTCCTCTGGTACTTCGCTTAACTTCTCGTGTTTAGCAAGTTCCTCAGTCATAAGATTGCCTAAGTCATCAGCACTTAACTCTTCGCTCATTTCTTCTTTTGGCTCAAGCATAGCTTTAATTTCCTCAATCATTTCTTTAACCTCAGCAAGTTCTTCTTTAGTAGCATAGCCCATTTCTTCCTTTTCTTCTTCAAGTTCTTCTTGTGCCTCTACTTCTTCTTCTTCTTCCTCTGCTTTAATCTCAGCAATAAGACCCTCTTCAGCTACTACTAAAATACGACCATCTTCCATTTGGTATTCGCCAACTGGCACAGCCACTTTCTCATCTTCAGTAACAATAAAAATTTCTTGTCCAGCCTCAAAACTTTCAGCTTCCAAGATAGCACCGTTATCTAAAGTTTGTTGCTCAAGCTTAATCTCTTCGGACAAGCCTACAACTTCTTTGATTTTTGATATCATATCATTTGTATTCATATTAATATATAAGTGTTAAAAATTAATTTTGCATTTTTAAATAACGTTTATTATTTTTTTTGCATCATTAGAGTTTCTCCTAATAGTTGCTATTGTGTCTTCTATGTCATCAATTATATTTACAACATTTACGTCAATACCTAAATCTTTTGGTTGTACACCAAGTTCTTTTGATTTTTGAGCTATTTCGTCTGCTATTTTTTGTATTAACTTAACATCATCTTCAATTTGATTTGCAAATGTTTCTGCTCTACCAAAAGATTGGTCAAGTTTGTTTCTTAATTTTCCAAAATTTGATAAATCATCAACAAATTTTTGTGCTGCAGAATTAAGACTTTTATTGCCACTTGTTAATCTTGAAGCTACTTTGTTAAAATCTTGAACAACACCAAGTTCAACCTTTTGTGCAGCCAATTCTTCTTTGTTTAAGTGTTTTAATACTCTTTTGTAATTACTCATTATTTAATTTATTTATTTATTATACGTTTCCTATACCTTGCGCCCTTAGACTTCCATCACAGCACTTGGTTTTGTAAGTGTTATCTTCACACAAGCAACCACCTCTACGACTTCCCTTAGGACTTGTTTTACTTGGTGTTATAAATCTTTTAATTCTTCTTAGCATCCTTGTCCTCTGTTTAACTTTTTATAGTTCTTACTTGACTTTAGTTTACTTGTTTTGCTTTTAGCGTGTACTCCTTTACGTCTTATTTTCTTTTTCTCTATTTGTGTCGCTACCTTACGCATTTATATTACAAACTATTTAAGGCTTTAGAAATTACACTTTGTAATTTTGTTGCTTTTTTAGATAATTCTTCTGCTTCATTGTTTTGTTTTTGTATATTACTTGGCACATCTATACCAAGTTCTTTAGCAGATTGCTCAAGTTTAGTTATGCGATTAACAACATCATTAGCATAACTTTTTACACGAACAGCTTTTAATTTATATTCCCTCACAGCATTAATAGAATTATTTCTGTCTTTATCTAACTGTTTTGATAAAGATTTCATTTCATTATATGCTTGTTCAATATCATCAACTAAAGCTAACTCTACTTTTTGTGGCTCTTGCTTTGCTAAATACTCATTAATTCTTTTAAGTGCTTTTTCTCTACTCATTTTATTTTATTTTATAGGTATACAATTTGGTACTAACTTTCCGTTTTTCATTTTCATTCCGTACTGCTCATATCCAGCTTGACAAGGTGCTTTAAGGTTGTGTTGTTCACAAGGCATAAACCAAGTCTTACCCTCAAACTCGTGTTCGTGGTACTTATCACATCCGATATCTTGTGCAGCCTTTATGGCAAGTTCTTTAGTGGCATAAGCCAAGCGGTCATCTATAATAGCCATACTGTCATTTATAACCTCACTTGCTAACTCAATTTCGCCAAGTTCTTTTAGTTTGCTCTCTGCCCAACGCTTACCAGCTTTACCACCCCACAATAAATAAGAGATAGTGCCACAAGCCTTAGTATCGCCCTCATCGTAATATTCTTCTGCTCTTGACAAATAAGAATACATACGCTTAATAGTTTCCTTAGAGATTGGCTTACCTTGTGCTAATTGTTGCGCTCTAATTTTGCCTACTTGTGTAGCACACTTGTTATTGACTTTCTCGTTTAATTCTAAGCCTCTTTTAGCGTTGTTTTTTACTCCGCTTGGATAATCGCTATAACTTTCAAGAACCATCTTTTTACCGCCCTTAACACGCTTATCGTTTTTAATAATAGCCTTAACTTGTGCAAGTAAATACTCTGCCTCTGCTTCTTCTATCTTAGCAAGTTCGTCTTTTATGCTTTCTTTAGGGCGTTCCATTTTGTCAGCAAAGTAACCCTCTATGCTAAAACCCTTGACCTTACCAGTCTTTACAAACTCATTCCAGATTTGTTCGTTGTTTACTTTTACAGCACCTACCCAAGTTCCCAGGGGCAAGTCCATACCGTACTTTACACTTTTGTCGTGTACCTTATCTTCTACTATCCAACTTTCTACTAAACTAAGTCCGTTTATTTGGTATTGGTGTTCTAAGGTTGAGTTGTTCTGTTTGCCTTGCATTAAGTACATTTGCGAGGCTTTTAAGACAGTATCTTTTGAAAAATATATGTAGTACTCATCTTCTCCGTTGCGTCTGTATATAGGCTTGTTTGGTATAAGTAAAGCACCCATAAGTATTCGCTTTTCTTTATCTACCTCTGCAAGTTTAAACTCTTGTGATTTAAGTGCAATAAAATCTTCTTCTATTGCTGGGTTTTCTACTACGCTAATAGCTTCTATCCCTATCTCTTGTTCTTCGTCTAAAATAAGTTCTACAATTCGCATATTAATATATAATAGATTTAAATTTATTTTGTATTTATCCTAAAGAAGCACCCTCAACAATGTTTCTATCCATAGACTGCGCAGAAGTAACGTCATTCGCTACTACATACGCTTGAACTGGTTGCTGTGTTTGCCCACCTATTGCATCAGCTAATTGGTTTGTACCACTTGCACCTACTATGTTAAACGATGGGGGTGCTGGTGGTGTTGATGGTGTAGAACCACCGCCACCGCTACTTATACCAGCTACATTTGGTTGAGGCACTTTTGTACTTAAAATTGTTTTTACGTTTGTTAAACCAGTTGCAATAATTGCTATGGCTTGAGCAATACCAGCAAACCCACCTTGCGCTATGGCTTTGTTTGCACCTACATAAGTGTCTATTGTAGCAGAAGCAACACCCAAAGCCTTACCAGCAGCAGTACCCTCTCCAGCGATACCAGCTAAAGTACCAATAGCTTGTCCAGTTTGTTCTGCGTTAGCTAATTGTGCTTCTTTAGTAGCATCATCTATTTTCTTTTTAGCATCATCGTTAGCTTTTTTGTTTGCTACATCTTCTGCCCTAAAACCATCGTTTAGTTCTTTTAATTTTGTTTGAAACTCATTTTGAGCAATAAGTAATAGTTCGTTCTTTTGTATCTCGTCTGTTACTTGTCTGTCTATTAATTCTTTTTGCTCTAAGTATTGTTGCTTAAGTTCCTCTCTTTGTATATCTCTTTCACTTTTACCAATTAAAGCAAGTTCGTTTTGTATTTCTTTTTGCTCTCTAAGTAGAGAGTTAGTATTGGTTTGTTGCTCACTTCTAAAGCCAGTTATTTGAGCCTCAATAGCTGCTTGTTCATTTAAGGCTTCTGAGTAGGCTTTTTGCAGTTCTATGTTTTCTTTGTTTTTTGATAACTCAGCAGCAGCGGAAGCAACAGCAATAGCAGCGTTTTCTTTCATCGCTGCTTCTTGTTCGTCTAAGACCTTGCCTAACTCCTCATTGGCTTTTATACGCTCTTCTATGCTTTTACTTTCGTCATCTCTAATTTGTCTTAGTTGCTCTGCTTGTCTATCAAACTTCTCAATTAAACCTTGATTTTTAACCGCTGCCAACTCTGCTGCGTTTGCTAACTTTACATTTTCAGAAGCAGCTTTAATAGTTTCTGTTGCATAATTCTTTACAGCCTCTGTTGCCTTACCTACAAACTCAGTAGCCTTATCAACGGTATCATTAACACCAGTAAGAACATCAATACTTTCTTTACCAGCGGCTTTAACATCTTCTAAAGCACCAGCAAAATCTCTACTAAATACCTTTTTAACTGCACTTGCTAAAAAACCAAGTGTATCGAGAAAACTCTCAAAGCGTTCAATAATATTATTTTTTATGCTTCTACCTAAAGCTTTAACACTTTCTAAAGGGTTTTCAAATATTGCCTTGAAAAAATCAACAACTTTACCACCATTGTTCACAATAAAACTAACAAAGTCATTAAACGTAATACTTAAGACTTCCATAGCTGTATTAAAACCATCAGCAACCCTTTGGTTTTGCATAAATATCTCAGACAGTTTTGCTAAAGCACCGATAACTAAACCAATACCAGCAGCTTTCATAGCCACCCCAAGACTTTTAAAAGCCTTTGATATTCTGCCCACGCCTTTACTTGCTGTTACAGCCCTTTTATCAAGACCATTTAAGCCACTATCAATCTTGCCAATACCAGCTAAAGCGTCTTTACTTTCTACGTCTATATTTATTGTTTTCTCTATCGCCATTGTATTTCTTGTTTAAGTGCTTTGTACCCCTCTTTTAGTGTTAAGGGTAGTTTGTTTTTACCTTGTGCTATACGGATTGTTTCTGTTTCTCCGTTTGCGTGTTTTAAAAGTTCAAGTATATTTTTTATCATAGGTCATTTAATAGTTCTATATCACTTTCGCCCTTAAGCAAATTAGTCTTTATGCTGTTTATTTTGTATTGCTTGTTGTTTATTACAAGTCTATCAGCCAGAGTTAAGTTTCTAAGTATTCTAAGTGGCAAAAAAGCCTTGACCTTAGTAAGTCTGTTCTTTTGGTTAAATACGCTTGTAATGTAATTAGAGTAATACGCTTGAAAAAGTGTGTTTGTAAATTCCGTTGTACCAGTCCACTCGTTAAATTCGTTTTTAAAGTTTATGTTGTTTGTTGATGTGCTTGGGTCTAAGGCTACTGAATTACTTGGTAGGTTGTAAGACGTTAATGCGCTGTGGCTCGATAAGTCATCTCTAAAAGATATCGTTGTACTTGCTGGTGTTGTAGAACTTGTTAGCCTTATAGGGTAAAACAAAACTGGCTTACCTATGTAAGGCTCTTGGTTGTCATCTACGTTATAACCTACTTGTATAGTAGTAGAAGAAGCATCGTCATCATCTAAAAGCCTTTCGTATTTCAAATGTCCAAAAGGTGCTTTAACAGTATAAATACCACCATCTAAGTTATTACCATCGTCATCGGTTTGTTTGTAATCTTCTGCTGCCCATTGGTAGTTAAATAACTGCTCGTGTGTGGCTGCTAAAAACGTATCTGTGTCCTCGTACTTAAATACTATTTCTTTGTAGGGTAGTGCTACATTTACGTTAGACGCTTCTGTATCTACATACTTAGATATGTCATAAGTGTTATAAGTGCTATAAAAGTCGTCTAAGGTTTGCACTACAATAACATTACCAACACCTAAGCCTAAATTTCTTTCTTCTACAAAAGCAGTAAGGTTAAACATCTTAAACAAACCAGTCAAAAAGTCTATTACTTTAATCTCTGGTAATTGTGATGTAATTACAAACTCAAAGCTTCCATCTGCTTGGTAACTTCCAGTATTAAAAGTATCAGTACCACCTAACCCCTCGTCTATGTAAGCAACAGACCATATTATAGAAGTAAAGTTTAAGGTTTGTGCGTAACTTAGCGTAACTGTAAACTCAGCACCTACTGTAATTAAAGAAGCATCAACAGCAAAACTTTCAGATGTTCCCGTTACACCACTTTGGTTAAATATTACTTGTCCGTTTCTTTTTATCGCTATATCGTAAGGGTGTGTTTCTGTTCTGTTTAATTGTACTGCTACGCTTGTAATTGTTTTGCCAGTAGCACCATCAAGCCTTAATGTGTCTGTGTTTATTATGCTTGACACCGTGCCAGTAGCATTACTCCATCCATCGATTAAATTAGTAAAAGCCAAACCAGTACCACTTTCTACATTGCCCTTTTTTCTGTGCAGCCACATAAACAAATTGTAGTAAGGTGCATTTGTTGAGGTAAAAAAATCGTCTGAAAAAGATATACCGTACTTTATTTCTATTGCATCAATAATACTATTAACCCTTACAGCGTATTTTAATTCACTCCATAATACACCGTGTTCGTGTACTTGTCCACCCCCAGTATGATACCACAAGTTGCCATCTGTACCAGTATTTGCAGAACTTCTATAATATAGCCTCTCTGTGTGTGTAATAAGCGGTGCTATTATGTTTGTGCTTGTTGGGTCTGCTATTAGTTTTGATTTTACAGTTGCAGAGTTATAATCTAAACTTAAGCTATTTAGTGAAGTTAATTGGTTTAGTTTGTCCTCTCCTACTAAGTCTTTTAAATCTACTGTTTCGCCAAAGAACGTAATCTTGTAAGCATAAGGCTTGTTGCCTTTCATTTGCACACCCTCTAACTTTATTTTACCCTTTTTAAAAGGTAGGTTGTTGAGTTCTATGTTAGCAGCTTTTTTTGTCCTGGCATCAAACCCATCTATGATGTCAAAGTTGTAATAGTGCTTAAAAATCTTATTGTTGTTTTTAGAAGCTGGTACAGTAAAGGTTTTAGTAAAGGCAGTAAACACTTTAGCAATATCCTTTACAGATTTTATGCTGTCAGTTATGCTTATACTCTCATCCTTAAATAATTCTATTGGACTATCCTCTATGTAAAGTTGTATTACTTGCACTATCTTACGTTGTTTATTTTGTCAAAAGCGTAATCGAAATCTATGGTGTATTGTACAAGCCTATCGTTTAAACTTGTTTTGTATGTTACGTTGCTTGTTTTAGGTATTACACCCAACACTAACTCTTCATCTCCTACCTTTGTTAAATACACTTGCTCACTCATCATTAACTGCTTAATCACTTCGTTATTTTCTTCTGGTATGTAGTCTGTGTTTAGTGTTATGGCTTCTTTGCCAGTTTTCATAAACTGCGACTGCTGTGGTGTGTAAGTGTTGTAGGTTAGTGTGTCAAAGTTTATTACGTTTGACTTGAACTGCTCTCCTTTGGTGTTTAGGCTTTCTGTTGATTTTAAACTAAACCACATATCTTGTAAAGCACCAAACTTGTTTACAAAGGTTATTTTGTAAGGCGTAAATTTAGAACACTCTAAGGTTTTTACCGTTAAGACTTCTGTGCCTGTGCTTGATACTACTTGCACTTCATCTACTTGGTTTACGTCTAAGGAATTTAAGTAAGCAGTAAGGCAGTCGCTTTCTTCAATAGTACCGCTGTCTGCTAAAACCCTTTCTTTGTAACTATCCTCAGAATTGTAAGATAGTGCAACGTATTGTATTTGCGCATTAGTATTTGTTGAACTGCTTATAGCTGTGGTTTGTAGCTGCTCTCCGTTGTTAAGAAACGTAACCCTTGTGGTGTTTTCGGTGTACACGGGAAGCCTTACAGAACCATCGTTTACTCTTACTATTGTGTTGTTAGATTGTAGTACAGTTCCGCTTAAAGCTGGGTTTATACCATCTTCAAAATATCCATAACCATCAAAGCCTAAATAACCATTTGTGTTGTCTGGTGTAACAGTAGCACTACCAGAACCGCCAGTAACAGTAGCAATCGCATTAACCCAAACAACTTGTGATGTATAAGACCCATCAAACTCAATATCTAAGTAATCTCTAATAAGTTCAGATACCTCATATACTACATAATCTTTGCCAGTTAAAGGGGTTTTAGTTATTGTGTACCTAAGTGTACCACTACTTACACTTGCATTAGCTGTAAAAGTACCCGTGTAGATGTACAGCTTTAACTCGACTGAGGTCATACTGGTTTTCTCTACCTTTATGTAAAAAGGACTTCTTGCGTTTATCTTTGTCATTTCTTGTTAATATTTATTTGTATCTGTTTCTCTAAGCCTATTGAGTAAGCCTCTAATAACTCGTCTGGTAGTCTTTTAAAAGCTGCCTCAAATGGTTTGGTAAAAAACAAACTTGGTCTAATACCTTTCTTTTTTATTGCCTTTGCTATTGCAAACTTTATCCCCTCACGTTTTGCAAACCTACCCCCAGAAGTTCTTGGTGCTATTCCCTTTCTAACTACCCAACTGTCTAAAGACTTTGTAGGTGGCATCTTGTTAGTGTACTTATAGGGCGTGTTGTATTTCTTTTCTGTACCGCTTACCCCTTTGTCCTGGAACTTACCATAGTCAGCCATATTAAAGGCTAAAGACGTTGTTTGTGCGCTTTTTGATACTTGGTAACCCAAAGAGTTATAAAGTTCCTTAGAAGCGTTCTTTTTGCCCTTAGATAAGTTGCTTCGTGATTGTTGTATAACGTACTTAGCAAACTTGTTTAGTTCATCCCTTAAATATTCATCTGCTAACATATATCAATATCGTTATGTATTACTACATCCATAGTAGCAGCGTAACCAGCAAGTCTGTTATCAAACCTTTCATAAAAAGGCTCAAGTGTAGGGTCGCCCTCAAGCTGAAATTTGTCGCTATATAAATCGCCTCGTCTAAGCACCATAATTAGTTTATTAAGAACTGCTAATTGTGTGTTAAGTACATCTTGTTCGTTATTGTTGCCTCTGAAGATGTCAGTAGTGGCTTCTTTGCTTTCATCTACAATATCCATAGCCATAACAGTTATGTTAAAAGACATTACTTGTTCTTGTAGTGTAACTGAGTTTACAATAATATGTGCCAAAGGGAATATACTTTGTTTTGATAGGTCAATGTCAAAGATATCTCCAGTTGTAACGGTGTTTACATTTACATCCGCTAAAAGCTGTGTTTCTATTGTTTCTGTTATTTGGTAAAAACCTCTTATCCCTTGTTGGCTCATTATCGTTATTTAAATTTATTTTTAATTTGTGCTGCTTCTATGTCGTTTTTTTCTTTAGTGTATTCTAAATACGTTAAGCATTGGTGTACGTTTAGTTTAGTGATATTTTCAAATCGTGTAATATCGCCTTGAGCGATGCCAAAGAGGGCGTTAAACCATCCCCACTTGGCTGTGAAATTAGATGCTGTGCTAAAGCTTGTTCGTTCTTCTTGTCCAAAGAGTTCAGCATAACCATCGATAAGTCCTTGCCTAAACTGTAAAAAAAAACAATAGCACCTAATACTACATCTAAGGGGAAGTCTTTAGCGTTCTCGCTTGTGTCTGGGTTGTATTCCTTTATGGTGTACCTTGCACCTCGTTTGTGTTCTATTGGTCTAAATAGTACGTTTACTGCTCTGTGTAAATTATCGTTATCCCCTATGAAAGTGTCTAAGTCCATATACTCGCCAAAAGTCATATCGTCAAGTTCTGGAATAAAGCCATAATCAACGCCACCTAAACTAAACTTATTTATTAGTTGGTGGTTAGTGTCAAACATAGTATTAATAATCTGGCATACCTCAGCTATGTCTGTGGCTTTCATATTGCGTACTACTATCTCTGGCACTTTGCAGAATATCTCTACAATCTTAAGTTGTATCGCTGTATCGTGTGTATCTTCTAACTTGCCATCTAACTTAGCGAACTCTTGGTACTGTCCTAAGGTTATTTCGTTAAGGCTTGTTGGTATTCTTAAATTAACTTTCATATTACTTTGCTTATTAATATATAAACAAAATTAATAATTTTTAGGCATAAAAAAACCCTCACACGTCTGCAAGGGTTAGTTTATAGAATATTAAATAAAAGTTAGGTACTGCCTTAGATTGAGTTAATTCCGTTTAACTCCGAGTGTTGATAGGCACTCATTTATCTCCCCGCTATCAAACGAGTTATTTTGTTACAGTTTTTAAGAGGACTTTTTACCTCTCCTTTGCTGATGTTTATTGTCTTGTCGTTTATGTATAACGCTCTAATATTGTTAAGCTAACACTCCCATTGGAGTACTGGGCATCTATCCCCCAGACCTTTATACACTCGCTTCTCAAATAATCAGATACTCTTTCAATCTGTTTCACACCATTTGTTATTTAACTCCCCTACTGTTTCAAGGGGAAGCAAGTTTCCTTTTGTTTAATATTCAATATGTTAAAATACCTATCTTTAACCTCTTACTAATGGTTGGTTATTTCATATACTCCAACAATGCATATTTATACTATTAAAGAAACACATCTCCTACTGCTTACAGTAGATATTTAATGCTTATCGATATTTTAAAGAACGTAGTACTATTTTTTGTACACTACAAATATACAATACTTTTTTAGTTATAAACAAATTATAAACAAACTTTAACATTTCTTTAACATTTAGTGAACTATGTATTTACCTCTATTTGGGTTTTGTAACTGGTAGCCTACTGCGTATCTAATAGCATCAATAAGGTGGCAATAAGCATCTACTGGTGTATTGCTTTTGCGTTCTAACCAGCGGTAGTTGTTTAGTTCTTTGATAAGGTTTGTGCTGTCTGGACTTACCACCAGGTCATAGTCTTGTAGTAGGCTTATTCCGTATGTTACGCTTCCTTGACCTTTTATACTTGGCTTTACGTTACACCCTTTGGCTCTTATTTCGTGTATAAGGCGAGGCTCTGCGCTATCCCCTATTATCAAGCCACTATTAGCGTGTTTAAGGTTTAGTTCTGCTATTTGTGATGTAGTAAGCCTTTGCAAGTAAAAGCACTCCTTTAAATAGATTGTTTTGGTGCTGGTGTTTATGTTTACCTCAACTAAGGTACTTGGGTCTGCTGCAAAACCATAATCTTGACCCCACACACTTACGCTTGTTCTTTTAAATTCCCCTATACTCCAGTTGCTAAATATAACCCCCTCAGCTTTACTCATCCAAGCACCAAGCATTTGTTGTTTGTATTTTTCTGGTCTGCGCTTACGCATTTGGTCTATTTGGTCTATGTAGCTTTTAGATAGGTTGTCTATGTTGTCTATGTAAGTGGTGTGTATGTAGGTTGTGTTTTCTTTTTGTGTGTTGCTTCCCTCTTGTACCCCTCGTTCTTCAAAGAAGCGTCTGTATATAAAGTGTTCTTTGGTTGTGGGGTTTAATATCAGTATTACTCTGTTTGGTTTGCCTTGTTGCCTTACACTTAAGTCTATGGTATCAAACTTCTGCTCGTCTGTTAGTTCTTCAGCTTCATCTACTACCCAAGTGGTAATACCTTGCAAAGATTTAAGGTTTGCTGTTTGGTCGCCACTTGAAGTCTTTATACCTCTGAAGATAATCTTGCTGCCAGTCTTTTTGTTTATTATTTCGTCTTTAGTTATGTGGAAGTGTTCTATCGAGCCAAACTGTTCTAACTTGTCTAAAAACTCTGGTATGATTGAAATGTATGCTGAGGTTAGTGTATAGCGTGTGAATAATATAACGTGTCCAGCTTCATAGGTAAGCATAACTAAAAGGGCGTTTACTGAAAAAGACTTCCCAGACCCACGCCCACCACTAACTATAAAGTACCTACTATCATTCTCGATAATAGGCATATATTTCTTTTTTACCTCAATCAACGAACTTAATTAAATCTCTAAAATTGATGTTTAAGCCCTCAGAACTATTTATGTCCATACTTTCCTTAGGCTTACCGTAACGATAGCTTAAATATGTCTGTAAGGCTCTCATATCGCCTTTGGCTACTAACTTACCTAAAGTTTCTATCGCTTCGTCTTTGTCTATTATATTGTCTAAGCGTTCTATTAGCTTTTGCTCTTGTGCCTTTGGCTTTCTACCAGCACCTTGTCTTGTACCGCCTCTGTTTTCTACTTTCATATTTTGAAAAACTTTGATTAATCAAACTACTAATATATAAACAAACTTATTTTTTTTTAGCCTAATAGTATTTCTTCTATCTGTTCTATCTGCTTATCAGTAGCATCTGGTACGCGTTCTAACACAAATAACTTAGGGTCGCCTAATAGTGTTCTATACATTTGCTCTAAGTCTATATTGTAAAAACAGTTTTGGTCATAGTTCCTTAATGAGTGTAATATAGTTGCGTGGTGTGTTTCATATCCGCAGCGTTGGTAATCTCTTACTATATCCATAAGGCGCATTTGTTTTACTTTGCTCATATAATGGTTTGCTACGCATCGCATCTCTACTACATCTCTACGTCTTGTTTGTTCAAAGATGTCTATTTTTTTTAGTGTAAGGATTGTTTCTCTAATTGTTTCTAATTTCATACTTCTTCTTTCTTGTGTATAGTGTATCCGTTTTCTTTTAGGAGTTGTATCGCTTCTTTTATTTTTTCTTGTTCTATTCTGTAACTGTCAAATATGTAGTTGTGTATTACCATTGTTCTTTGTTTAAATTATATTCACTAAGGGGTGCTTCCCCATTTTCTTCTAATTCCTTTTGTAAGTTGGCTAAGGCTCTCCAAGCTACTTTGGCACTATGCCTTACTAAGTCTGTGTCTATGTTACCAGCTTCCATTAAGTGCCTTGTTAAAGCATCTAACTCATCTCCAGACTTGCTTCTATCCCAATGTAAAGGTTTGTTTGGGTGGTGCTGTTGGTTGCCTATCCAAGATGTTTTAGCCACTTCTCTTATTGCATCTGGGAAGTATTTAAGTACTCCACTAAATACTGGCATTTGTTTTCTGTTTGTTTCTTTTAAGCCAAAATCTAACATTTCTTTATAATCAAAGTCATCATCATAAACCCCAGCCCTTTGTTCCTCATAGGCTAACTCTTCTTGTTCTTTCATTGTGTATGCGGTTTCTGTTCCGCTTATGTAATCAATCCTCTGACTTCTCTTTTTCATTGTCTTTGTCTATTATTAGTTTTAGTGCCTCTAACTTTACATACATTTGGGCAACTATGTTTTCAAGTCTAAGTATGCGTTGTATCTGTGTGTGTTTCTTTTGTTTCATAATTCCCCAGTTAAGCAATAGTTATCTAAGTCTGCACCCTCTATAAAGAACTTGTTGTATAAGTCAAGTGCTTTCTCTACTTTCTCTTCGCCTCTAAAGTAAAACTCTTCTGAGCAGTTAAAGATACCTATGTCTAAGCTACCTTTGTCTAATACCAGAAAAACAAACTCTTTATGAGTTTTACCAAATAGATTGCAATACAGATAACATTGTACATCATAACCATACTTATTAGCAGAGTAGTGAAAGTCTTTTAGATTACTACTACTGGTTTTTAAGTCCACTATCCTATTAGTGGCTAACACATCTGCCTTGCCTCTGAATGGCATTGTAAAATCTCCAGCACTAACATTATCTATTGCTGGTATCTCAAACTCTGCCTTAGTTATTAGTTCCTTTGCGTGTTCGTTGCGATAGAACGCATCTACAAGCCTTTCTGCTTCGCCTCGTTCCTTTGCGGTGTAAACACTTCCAAACTCTTCTTTGGCTTCTTTAAACTTCTTTGTGTTTCTGCTCTGTACCTCTACAAACTTTTGAGAAGCAAACTTCTCTGGCTCAAGGATTGCCCAATGAAACAAAGCACCAGCCCTTAAAGCTGCGCTATCCCCACTCCCATACTTCAAGCTAAAGTTATACGTCTTAGGACTTGATAGAAGCTGTTTAAGGCTACTGCTACTAAGCGCAAGGGTGTTTAGTTCCCCATAGTAAAAAGTGTCATCTTCCATACGTTTAAGCAGTTCTGCTTTGTCGTAATACTTGTTGTCTAATAGTTTTATCTTATCCATATTATTCAAGGTCATAATTATAGCAATCTCGACAGCAGTAGGTTTCTCCGTTTGTTGGCGTTTCGCACGTTCTACAATAGGTTATCTCGTCTGGTGTTTCCCAATAGTTCATATCTCGTATTGTTTTAGTTCTTTTTTTAGTTTTTGTATCTCTTTGTTTTTTTCGTTTCTTATGTGGTCTACTTTTTTGGTTAGTATCTCTACTTCTGTAATTAACTGGCTTGAGAGTATCCCTATTTCTGTAATAGCTTTAACACAGTTCTTTAGGTCTTTGTTGTTAGGTTTAGCCTCTTGCCAGTCAATAAGTTTCTCAATCAAGTAGGAGTACCACAGTCCGTAAGATTGTTTTTGTAGTAAGTCCATTCTAACTTGCAGAACCAATTAAGTAACCAAAAGCCACACAGAGTGCAAACATAAATATAATAGCACCTTGTATAATTCTTTCTCTTTGCAGTTCTCTTTTTAGTTCTTGGGCTTCCAACTCTTTCTGTGTGTAAACCTCTATTCTATTTTTGCGTGTTTGGATGTGTAATCCAGTCTTTGTCTTTTTCATTGTTATTGTATGTTATAAATTATGCTTCTAACGTATTCTTTACGTTTCAATAGCCTTGCTTTAAACTCGTAAGGCATTTCGGTCTTAAGGGTTTTGTTTATATCCCTAAGTTCTTTGTTTAAGTCGTCAAGCTGCGTTCTCATAAGTTTTGTATATAAGATAGTGCAGTTTGCTCGTTCATTCCATAGGCTTGTACCATCATAGTTATCCAAGCCTTTTCTGTTTCTGTAAGTGTTTCCATTGTTTAAGTTTTAAAGTTATACACAAATATATATAAAAATATTTATTATAAACAAATTATAAACAAGTTATTTTTTAAAACCGCTTAAATTAATTATAGAAGCTTGGCTCTCATCAATCAAATAACAAGGCTTTAATACTTTCTTTTTAGTCCATAGTGTAGTATCTGGGCAGTACATATCTTGTACTTTTAAGTCCTGGAGATTGTTTAGCCAGAACATATAATTGCCTTTGGGGTCATTAACAAAGTACAAAGCTATCCTACCAGTTTCTATAAGTTTGTCGTACTTGTAAACCTCAAGCATTTTCTCTTTGTAGTATTTGTTTCTAAACTTAAACTCTATTACTACTTCTGTGCCTTTAGGACTTGTACCAATAGCGTCGTAGTGTTCAAAGCCTTTGCCAGTATGTGTTAAGTCCCAGCCATCTGCATTTAATAATAGTATTACAGCTTTCTCCCACTTGTGTACATTCTTAATCATAAATCTTGTCTATGTCTGAAATCCATTGTAAAAGCCTTTTAGGACTGCAACTGCAAGGCTCGTAATATTTGTGATTGTAATACTTGGAATGAAGCCTACACAATAACTTATACTGCTCTTGTGATAGCTTCCCCTTAACATCAGCTTTAAACTGCTTCCAGTCTTTTTTATCTATTTGTTCCATAAGTCTAAATCTATATCGTTCCAATCTTCTCTACGTTGGTCGCATCCGCAATCTTCTCCCCATATCTTTTTAACTACCCATCTTATCCCCGTGTAGTATGTAATGTAGTAAACTAAATCTCCTAATCTCATTTAAAATTATATTTATAGTTATGTCTTTCGACTTCTATTTTTTGGTTTGCAAAACAACTCATACCGTTTATATGGCTGTCTGTGGGTACAAAATAATTCCACTTTTTAAAAGCTGGTATGTAATAAAAAAAGAACGCTGCTCTTTTGCCAGTGTTTTTTTCATAAATAACAGTAGCAGTATGGTCGCTTGTTGGTATTATTTCTTGCACCTCAAATGTTTCATTGTTAAAATTATTTGCCCTATTCTTATTTGAATATCTATTGCAAACCTCATCAGTAAAACCTTTTAATTCTTTAGCTATGTGTTTATTCATATATTATCTTTTATGTGTTTTAGTGCGTTTCTGTAAGTGTTATAAAGGCTGTAATAACTTATCTTTGTTTCTCTGCTTAGTGATGCTACACTTTGCCCAGAAGCTACTAAAGTGAATACCTTGCTATCGTACCAGCGCATATCTGCAAGTAAGTTATCTATTTTAGTTTTATCCTTTGCATATTGTACCTCGTCTATTCCTAAGTCATCTATCTGCTTTACTTCGCCTTGTATGTCCTCTATGTATGTTTTTATCATTCGTGCCTCTTTCTTGTGCGTGTTTAGGTATATTCCACGCAAGACCTTATAACAATAGTAAGTATTTATATCGTTATTGTACAAAAGGTCTAAGCCTTTTTGCACATCGCATATCAGCTGGATGTACATTTCTTGAACGACATCCTCAGCGAAGCTTGGTTTACAGCCGAACGATTTGACGATATTAATCCAATTTTTGTGCTTATCGTAAGCGAGTTCTACAAGTGATTTCATTAACCTAATTTCTCTTTAGATGTTATAAAGTATTTTAAAGGGTCGTATATCTCGCCTACTACAAATGGAAGTCCTAACTCGTTTACACTAAAGCTAAAGGTTTCAAACGCATAGCCTCTTGACCTTTTACACTTAACTGTTATGTTGTCTTTGTGTACTGAGTTTAGTTCTAATTGTATTTGGGTTTCTGTCTTTTTCTCCAGGAACGAGCCTAAGTGTCCAGTAGGCTTCTCGCTTCCATAATTGCTATGTATTACAGTAACTATATGGCAGTTAAACTTGGCACTCCACTCCATTATCTTTTGCACACATAAATTACTTTCCTCTAAGTTGTTTACATCACTAACTAAGTCAGCAATACCATCTATAATAACTAAACCGTTTTTATCTCCGTTCTCTTTTAGTATGTGTTCTATAAAGGCTATTCTTGTTTTGTAGTTAATTGTTCTTAGTGCATAGGTCTGATAGCAGCCTACATCTTGCACGTTAGCCATATCTAAAACTCTTCTAAATACTCTTTGGCTGTGCCAATGTCCTTGCTCTGTGTCAAAGTGTATAAGGCACTTACCCTCTCGGTGTCCTCGTATGTTACCACCAAAGTTGTTACCACCGCTTAAATATACTGAAGCTAATAGTGAGGCAAAAAAGGTCTTTTTACTTTTAGGCGGTGCTTGTACAAATGAGAAGTTTCCATAAGTTCCAATAGGTATAGGGAACGTAATATCTCCTTTTGTGGTTTGTATTGTTTTTTCTCCATAACTCAAAGCTGTTGGTGGGTACTCCATAACTTCAGTGGTGTCAATAGCACACTCTTCCTTTATGAGTTCCATCAGCATAGTTTGAGTTGTTTCTTGTTCGGTCATTTATTATATGTTTGTTTTTGTTTTTATTCCCCACAAATAGAGTATATATCGCAACTATCTTCAAAAAGATTTGTTTGATATTCTGTCTGTGTGTGTTTATCTAAAGGGTTTTCTTTAATTTTTTTAAAATGTTGTATTAATTCTTGTGTGCTTCTACCATTTCTAAAAAAAGTATATTTACCACAACCATATTTACTCTCCATTTGTTTGTTAAAATTAAAATATTCTGGATTGTC